AAATAAGGAAAATCAAAAAATGTTTAGTGTAATAATGACTCAAGCAGAATTTATTAGTATTGCAAGTGATTTAATTTATGGGAAAATTCCATATTTAAATCCAACTATAATAACAAGATTACAAAGTCAGTCCGAACCCAAACAAAACTTTGAAACACAGCCACAAAATGCAAATAATAATAATTTTATAAGGTCATTAATGGCAAATTATCATGATAGTAATTTTTTAACACCTAATGTGAAAACAGCAATTAGTCGACATTTTAATACTTTTTACAAAGTAAAAAATAAAATTAATAAAACTGGTGGTGCAACTATGAATTATGATGAAGAAGACAACCGTCAAAAATTAGTTACAAACATAATTAATGTTTTAACCAGTGCTATAAATGAAAACAATGCAAAAGAAAAAATAAATAATCTTCTTGCAAACAATGCAAAAAAAAAGAAAAGTGAACAAGTTAATGAATCTTAGTTAAAAAATTATTGAGTTAATTTATTAATTATCCCATTTTATATTTTTTTAGGAATAATTTGTTTTGATATTGCATATAGTTATGTCGGTAAGGGTATACGCAGACGGTATTTACGACTTGTTTCATTACGGACACGCAAAATCACTGGAACAAGCGAAAAAGCTCTTTCCGAATACTCATCTAATAGTGGGATGTTGCAACGACGAACTCACGAGGAAGATGAAGGGTCTAACCGTGTTGAATCAGCATGAAAGGTATGAATCTCTTAGACATTGTAAATGGGTTGATGAAATAATAGAAGATGCCCCATGGATTATAGATGAAGACTTTTTAAAAAAACATAAAATTGATTATATTGCGCACGACGATGTTTCATATTCCGATAATGATATATATTCATATGTAAAAAGTATTGGAAAATTTAAAGAAATCAAAAGAACTCAAGGAATTTCAACAACTGAACTAATAAAAAGAATACTTAAAAATTATAATGTTTTTATAGTAAAAGTTATAAAATCGTCTGTAAAACAAAGTGAAACTAAAATATTAAGTTATTTTGAAAAACTTAGAGAATTGTTTATTAAAATAGTTATATTGTAAAAAAAAAATGAAGACTTTTTTATCTTTTATTATTGAAAAATATTTTATAATAATTAAAAACTTTTTAGAAATAAGAATAAATATTTTAAAAAGTTTTTATTTAAATCTGAAGATGGAATATTTTGCAAAAACATATGCATTCCACCCAGGAAAAAGAATACGTAAACCTATAATAAAAAGGCCAAAACATAGAAAGGTTGTTGCCGTTCAAAATGACGACCCATTTGAAATTGACAAAAAAAAACTTTTAAAAGAAAGTGAAACATATTATGTTCAGCTTGGAAGGTTTATTAATAAATATTCTGGTGAGAATGTCCATTGGGATTGGAATGATTTTATTTGGGCACCTCATAGAGAACTAAAACAACATATTCAAAGAATTGAATTATCAAACTTGCCTATACTTCCTCCCCCGCCGTTATCACCAGTGTCTGAATTTTCGTCGCCACCCGAAACACCTAAAAAACCAATTCGAAGAGCACTTCACAGATTTAAAAAATATCCAGATGTCGTCGCGGAAAACGACGAAGAACGTTGCAAAATATGCATGGTTAATAAAAAATGCATTATATTTTTACCTTGTGCACACGTGGGAATGTGCAATTCGTGTTGCGCCGAAACATATAAAAAACGTTTTATGACATCATTATGGGTTAAAAAACCATATTTATCTGACTGTATGCCTCTCCCACCAAAGAGAGGTATACTAGACGCAGAGGATGAAGATGAGTTCATTCATAATGTGATTCAAGAATTAACTGCACCGAGATATCATCATTCTAAAAAATGTGTCTTTTGTAAAGAGAAGATTAAAGATTTTAAAATTTTTTATTCTGTTTGACATAATTAGGGTCGCATTTTTCCAAATACATTGTTAGCATTTTCTTAAGAACAATTTTAACGGGTGAACACATTTCTATCATAATAAACAGTGTTTTAATTTGACTTTCGTTATGTAATGTTGTGTATGTGCTTTCACATATATAATGAATGTTTTCCTTTTTTTCAATATGAGAAAAATCTGGTTTTGGAATGGTTTGACAATATACAATTAATTCTTCAAACTTCATTTTTAAAATACGTTTATTTAAAAAAAAAATAAAAATAATCGCAGATAAAAAAATGTCTAAAAAATATTCAAGTCATAAGAACACTTTAAGTAAGGAATGGCCACTTTCTGACCATGTATTCTCAAATCGCAAACACAACTTTCAGCTACATTCTAACGCTCTCTAAATTCAGAGATGAACTTCCTGAGGAGCACCGACCGTCGTGGATTAAAGTGACGACGATTACCATGGTTTCGAAGTTTCTTGAAACTATTGACATTCAGAAACTCCGAAACCGCTTGACAGAGTTCGGCACTATAAATATAAAGCAATCTGGAACTACATTTAATGGATTTGAGTGGAAGCTGAAACCTACAAAATTTTACAACCAGATTACACTGGGATACACCGATTCTTATAGCACGAAGTCTATAAAGGTGTTTCCGAATGGAAGCATTCAGGTTGCGGGTTGTTCGGATCTTTTTGATTGCAACCGCATAATAAAGCAGTTGACATTTCTTTTACAGAAAACTTTAGATATTAAAAAAGATATTCCAACTGATAGTTTCCGGGTTGTCATGATAAACAGTAATTTTAGTTTGAATTACAATATTAATTTAATTGCTTTATATAATCACTTTCTTAAACATAATATTTTTAACGTTACTTTTGACCCAGATAGATACTCAGCAGTTAAAATAAAATTTAAACCCGCAAGTGATATGAAACAAGTCACTGTAAGTATTTTTGGAACTGGCAAAATAATTATCACTGGTGCAGAGACTTACAAAGAAATTGTTTTAGCTTACAATATTATAAATAAACACATTTTAACCTGTGAAATTCCTATAAAAGTCTCCCGGACACAAGAAACTGACCAATTTAACATTATTTTAGGTTATTCTTTTGAAAATCTTGTAAATAAACTTGAAAAAATGGGATTTCGTTCGTGGGATTTTATAAATGAAAACAACCAAATTAATTTCTAATGATAGTATTATAATTATAAAAATGTCTCAAAGACTTGGTATGGCCGATGGCAGGTGCTTAACTGTATATACTTCAGAACGGTTACTTAATGATTACATCATGAAACAAAATAACATAGGTTATCAGGACAATTATTCATATAGAAGACTTCTCCAGTCACAGGGGCCGCAGGTTATGCAAATGATTCAAAGTCAACAGAGAACTGGCCCACCGCAACAACAGTCAAATCATGTAAATATGTGCCAGTCGTGTGACACACCTCTATTAAAGGTTCCGGGTATTTATTAAATAAATATTGTAACAATGAAGATCGTTATTGACGGAAATATTTCTTCAGGTAAAACTACTCAGCTCAATCTTTTAGAGCAACTTTCCATCTCTGTCAAGAGAGAACCTATTGAAGACTGGCCTTTGGAATTGTATTATAGTGATCCAGAAAGATGGGGATTGGTTTTTCAATTAATCGTTTTACAGACTTTAAAAACAAAAAATGAAACGTATGTTTATGAAAGATGTCCATATTCTTCCATGAATATATTCTGGCCTTTGATGAAAAAAACAGATGTCGAAGACCAGGTTTATAGGCGAGCCTATGAATTAGAGGGTGGTTGGGGTCCTGATATTTACATACTTATCGATAAATCACCCGAACTTTGCTATGAACATTTATGCAAAAGAAATCAGTCGGGCGATTCAAGTGTAACATTAGAATATATTCAAAAACTCGATTTACAATATCAAAAAATGTATGAAAAACTTGATTGTAAAAAGTTTAAGATAAACGGAGATGACAACATCCCAACTATTCACAAAAATATCGTAAAAATTTTAAAAGAAAATTGCCAAGAACTAATAAAAAAGGATGGCTAGTCTAAAATGTATTCATGGTAATTGTAAAAACAATATATTAATGGATAATCTTTGTTCAAGACATCTAAAACAGAAATGTGCCATATGTTTTGAACAAGTTCCTAGCACAAACTCGTCGAGCCATAAACGACTAAACTGTGGGCATGCATTTCATTTAAAGTGTATACTGGGGTGGTTTGTTGAATCAGACGTATGCCCTGTATGTAGAAAAACTCATAATGATCATATTCTAAAATTTAAAAATAAAATTGAAGACAATATGAGAAAAAAATATATGGACGCTATCAGAACATTAGAAAAGGATAATAGACGACTAAGGAAAATGCTGAATTAAAAAACATTCTATGATATAAATGAATTGTTCAATTTGCTTAAATTCAATAAGAAAGACACGCAGCACAAAAGAATTACCTTGTGGACATTTATATCATAAAAAATGTATAGAATCGTGGGAAAATAGAGGTAATGAAACGTGTCCCATATGTAGAAAAAATATGGCAAAGAATGATTTCAGAGTTACATTGTCAATTGAAAATTTAAGAAAAGATAATAATTATTCAATGAATTTAGATTTTTCAAGTATACAGACAATGTTTCAGAGAATGGGCCTGGACAGTGAAGATTTTGGCATGTTATCTACCGATATTGTATTTGACGCAGATGATTTAGATAGTCTTGAATCTATTCTTGAAGATATTGGAGTTGGTATTTCCGACGTCGACCCCGCGGTTCTTAATGCACATTGAACAACAATATTTACTATAATTATACCCATATTTTCTGCCAGCAACTCTTGGATCTTTAATTAATTTTTTATTAGAATCGCGAAGTAATGGACCAGTGGCCCATCCCATTTTATGGCTCCACAGGTTTACTTTAAATTTTAATTTAAGACCTTTTTTAGCTTTTTTGCCGTCCGCTGCTTTTAAAATACGAGAATAAGGAACTCCGAACTTTTCGGCAACTTGCTTGAAAGTCTGCCCTTCTCTCATAGTGTGTTCTGCCATGCCGTGTTGCTTATAAAAATGGAAATCGCCTGTTGCATTACCATATTTATTTGACGGGGCAACAACCATCATAATCTTATAAAAACCAGGCTTGCATTTTGAATACGCTTTTACTTTGTAAATTTTTCTTGGATTATCAGACATAACTCTTTTTGATAATCCATTGCAATGCGTGTAACTATGAAATGGCCACGTTTTCCCAGATCGTTCACCGGGAACACTCTTTGACCTTCTAAATGTTTCATAATCATTTACCGCATAAGCATAACAATTATTTGAGCGTATTCCCTTTGAACGCCATGGATCATATGCAAATGGTATTTCTGAACCGCTTAATGGAAGCCCTTTTGGTTTTGGTTTTGGTTTTGAAACTTTCTTGACATTAGATGATGGTTTTTTATTCATTTCTTCTTTAATATAAAGTAAATATTTTTAAAACTGTAGTCCTTTTCGTTCGCTGACATGTATCGCTCGCACCATGTGCTCTGACTGCAAAGGTCACTAAAACTTTTAGTTTCAACGAGTTCAAATCCCATCTGTTCCATAATTGCTAAAAATTTGGTAAAATTAAACAAAAATTCTGTTATTGGTTTATTTCCGAAATATTTCGTCCCTTTTACTAAAACATCCACTTTCTGACCCAAAAATTTGAATCTTGGGGAATTAAAATTTAATGAGTTATTGTATTGTTTTGTAAAATTTACAGAATTTGTCGAAACTTTATTTTTTCCTTTGAGTGCGTCATAAATTTTTTTTCCGTCTAAAACGGTCGCCATAACAATTCCACCACTTTTAAGGTTTTCATGAATATTTACAATGAGTGATTCAAATAGTTTTTTATTTTGAAGAAAATAATGAATTGCAAAATTTATATTAACTACATCGAATTTTTCATTTTTATTTATAAAATTTTTAACGCGATATACGGGATTATTTACTTTGAAAAATCTCATTGAATTTGGATGAGGGTATTCCTCTTGGACCAAATCAAATCCAACCACTTTAGCTGCATTCGCTTTTACATACTTTCCAACATCTTCACCCTTTCCAGATCCGATATCCAATACACTCTTTCCTTTCGCATATTTCATTATTAATTTTGATTTAATTTCACTGTGAAAATCTCTTAACGCACCCGGCCCAGATGCAATCATTTTATCTGTAACTGGTTTTGAAATTGCTTCCCATGCTTGATTACTAGCATCTATACCGTTTGGTAGTTCTTTATCGGGGCGCATTCGTATCAATTTAAAAGTATTATTTTCAAATTTAAATTCACCGACTCTGGGTGGGTCGGTATTTGTTCGGTCCAATATACCTTTTCTTAAATTTTCTGGTATTGTTTCATCTATGAATATTAAATTCTTGACTTGTTTTCCTTTCGATGTAAATGTCCCTTTTCCGTCGGTCCCACTAAATGGTAATATCCCGTATGAACCATTGTTCTTAGTCCCAGCTAAATAAAGTTGTTTTTCTTTATAATAGAAGTCAATCGTATTTTCATCCTTCCATTTAAACGTATTTCGTGTGTTATATGGCTCATTTGCTGGCGTAAATATAAGTCCGTCCAAATCATATTGGAATTTGTCTTTTCTTGACCATATATCCCCAGCTGCTTCATATATATTTTTAAATGGCGTTACTTTATTTGAAGGAATTTGAATGATTTTATTAGAATGTTCTATGAAAAATGTTTTCATTTTTACGAATGGATTTCTCATCTTAATCAATAACCCAAATAATTCAGTAAGTCTCTTTTTCAAATGTTCTCTTCTAATATCCTTGCCATTTGCAAATAGAATATCAAAACTATAAAAAATATCTTTTTCGACGTCAAATTCGCCGTCTATAAGTGTCCCAGCAAAGTCCAGGTGTAGTGGGACGCCAGTAAGTCTATTTATATCCATTTTTCTAGAAATAAAATTAAATCCACCAACATTATCAATAAATAATAAAAATCGTTCTCCATCTGCCTTTTCTGTTACAGAGTAATCATTCTTTGTGAGAATTTTCTTTTTGAATGCCTCTAATGTCAGCGTTTGCGGAAGAGGGCCGGCAAATCTGGCGTTTCCTACTAAATCTCTATATTGAGCAAAAACTATTCCAGAAATTCTTGTATTAAATAGGTCGTCGTTTATAATTTTAACGTATTTAACAACTTCTTCAGGATTTTCAAATTCTATTTCTATTTGATATTGAGATTGTCTATTGTCAGGCTGATAAGTGAAATCAATTTGTATACCCCCCTTCTTGTAAGAAATACGTTCTCTTTTCTGTTTATATTCACGATTAGACGGCAAATCGTCATAAACATATTTAAGCGCAGGAGATGTCTGTTCCATTGCTTTAGAAACGCGAATACCTTGTGATCTTACGTCAATTATTTCTAATTTTTCCTTAAGCTCATACGAACTAGACCCATTTGATTTTGTTATTTTTCTGATAGATTGTTTTTCAGAAGCCGTTCTACTGATTACTTGGTCAGAAGTTTCAGTTTTGTTCCAGTCTGAAAAAAGTTTCAATGCAGAATCGTATTGTCTTTTTGTTACTCCAGGAACGAAACGAGCACCTTGAAACTTCCCGAAGCGAACCTCTCTTTCGATATTTTTCCCACCATTTCCAATATTTTTAATTGCTTTTGAAATTGGAGTCAGCATCATCTATTATATTATTAATGTAAATTTTTTTTCTTAATAATAATATAAAACATTCACGATGCTCGGAAAATTCCTAAACTGCAAAAATACAGAAGAATGCGCTCGTCTTATCTTAGTCGTTTTGTTGGTGCTTATGATTCAGATGTTTCTATTGAAATATTTCTGGAATAAAGCACTCGTTCCCCACATCACTGTGCTAAAACCAATTAACACAATCACTCAGGCCCTAATGCTAGCCATTGGCCTAAGCTTAGTTACTGCACTTGCTTAAATCCTGTGATGGTCTGACCACTTGGACTTTTCATGGTAGGGTAAGCACTAATCCCTTTACAATCTTCTTTATCACATTCAATATACTTATGAGGAATGTTATTATTCTTCATATAATCAATCTGCTTACGAGTCCAGCCACACCCGTTGGTCCCGTATACAACCCAAGTTCCATTCCCGTTGTCAGCAGAAGGTGATGCCAGTTTTGAGTTTAGAAGGTAAAGAATCATGGCGACAACAGCAAATGCTAATATTGTTTTTTTATCGAATTTCATTTATAATATAATATATATTTTTTTTTATTTTCTAAGTGCATTTACTACATTTAATAACTTTCTTTCAGGTGAAGATAGTTTTTCGCCTCTATTTCGTTTATTTTTTACACTTTGAATAGACGCATTTGAAGTATTAAGACCTTTATTAATCCTTTCGGGTGATGGCGAATTATTAGGAGAGTTTCCATTAACCATATTAGGAACTAATTTAGACGCTTTCATATACGCCGGTTTAGAAGGTTTCATCTTTTTGAGAGAACTGAAAATACGTTCTTTTCTTCTAATAGTTGCGTTCTTATTAGCTGCTTTCATTTTCTTAATACGTGATAATTCCGCATTTATATTCAATCCCGCAGATGAAGTCGAGTTAAATGAAACTTTAGCTTGTTCAGGTTTTTTTGATCCTTCTGGTGTCATTGTGGATAATTGATCATTTAGTAGCTCCTTTCTAAGCGACACCATTTCCTGTTCAACCTCGTTGACATTTCCGCTGTTTGGTAATAATCCAGCTCTATTAAAAGAAGTTATAATCTTATTGGCTTTATCGCGAGCATTTCTAAACTGAACAGCGGAATAACCTTTTGTCTTATATAAAGCCGGGATCGATTGTTGAGTGGGTCTTCTACCAGTAGCCTCACTTTTTGATTTTCCGAAATTCACAAACTTGACGGCTGGTTTGGGTTTTCTTTTTGGTGGACTTCTCTTTTTAAAGTTTTTGGGTTTTTTAGTCATTTCATTTTTGAGTAATTCAGCCATTGTTTTGCCTTCTGGCAATTTTCCAGTGCGTTTAAGTCTTCTTAGCCTGGCGTTCATTTGGCCTTTTAGTTTGCCTCTTAATTTAGCACCTTTGGCAACTGGATCCGGTTCGGCACGACGAATACTCGCCCAATTTATCTGGCCTACAATTTTACGCTTGGTTTCTTCGTTCGGGCTATTTCCACCATAACCTTGGACTTCACGGATTGGTGATCCATTGTTATTTGAATTTCCATTTTCATTTGTAATTTCAAAATTCATGCGGGCACTTTTTTTGTTAGGGGTTCCATTTTTAACTAACTTAGCTGCTCTTGCGGCTTCTTCAAAAGGATCATTTGATTTTTTTGTAACCTTTTTAGGCGGCGTCGCGGCTTGTTGAAGAAGTGATTGACCATTTTTGAATTTCGATAAAAGAACACACAGAGACATTCTATCTTTTTTCTGCATTCTTTTAAATTCAGCCTGTAGATTTGACGGGAGTTTCTCTTTTACAAACTTTTCTATGTCTTTTGTAGACATTCCTTTTGCGCCTTTACCGTTTTTGACGGCTCTAGACCCACATAATACTTTTACCCTGGACGCGTTCATATTTTATAATTTATGTAATATTTTTTTTATGGATGGGAATTTAGTGTGTGCTAAATTATAACGCATTCTCCCGTTGATTAATACATATTTATTATCTCTCTGTAAATACTCGATAGGAACTAAAGTTTCTAAATATTTTTTAACAAGTGGTCCAGATTCATAATACATGAAATTTATTAAATACGCGATGTCATATTTTTTATTTACTTTAGGCCCTATTCCATAATGTTGTTCGTAAAGCTTTGACTGAACTAATGGGTTCTTGTAACCCGGTATTTGTATATTAGCAAATCCGAAGTCGGACATATATACATTTTCTTTATTTTTAGATATAAATACATTATTTAAATGTAAATCATTATGTCTAAATGATGGATATTTTTTTTGTATATCAATAAGTGTCAATAACACAGATTTTAAAATGCGTTTTGCTTTTGCTTTTGTTCTCAATCTAGTTTTGTTCAAGTTTATATAATTTAAATATATTGATTTGTTTTTAAAGTCAATTGGTCTTATTATACCATCTGGATAAAGAGGATGTAATAATTTTAAAAATTTATACTCTAAACTTATATTGTTTTTTAATGGTTTTTTCTCAACAACACATCCATTTTTAGTGCATTCTTTATACACATTTGCAGTTGTTCCAGAATTTAAATATTTTTTCATTTATATTATTATTAAATATTATAAATATGTTCAACTTAAATGACAGTCAAGGAAGTCCTATAATCAAAAGAACCATGGGGAAAATGGTAAGACTGTTCAGTAGAGAACAACACGAAATACGTATAGCCCCACCAACAACTTCAACCGGAAGAAAGATGCCATCAATAAGAAAAAGATATAAACAGCTTGCGTTATTATCAAAGCCTTTGATAATACAAAGTAAGCGAGGCAGTGCAGCTTATCCCGCAGCTTATTTTCAAGGTGCCAGTGTAGATTTTATATCAGAATTCAGTAAAGTTGCTATAGAAGAAAGAAAAAACTGTATGTTTTATATAATTGCCAATAATTTTGTTTTTTCAACTGGCAAAACACAAAGTCATATGTTAATGGGATTTTTTAACGCACCAACTAAGGAACTTTTCATAATTGACCCAAATGGAAATAACACTAGTTTAGACAATGTATATAGTGGGGAGGAATTTGTAAGACTTTCAGCAGGTGCACCACTTCAAAATACATTATACAATACTATATCTAAAGTATTAAGATATTATTATAATAGATCATTTTTTCAATTAAGATTTTATACAGGTGATGCTCTGATATGTCCAATTGGAAGCCCAAAAAATTGCACATATAGAACTATTATGATTATGCTGGGATTTGTTTCGTCTCCTACTTTAGACCTAAAGTATGCATTAGAAACTGCAAATTTTCTGTCACAAAATAAATTTCAAGAAGTAAAAACATTATTATTGAAAATTTTTAATAGTGATAGTAATTCTAAAACATATATGAAAAATTTAATTGATAGCTCAACAAAGAAAAATTTAAGAATTAATTATTTTTCAAATTAGAAATCTGCTTCATCAGCATCAACGCCATCAACATCTTCACCGTCTTCGTCGTCTTCAGCTACACCTTCAGCTACACCTTGAAATGCAAAGGCTGGAAGCTTCTTTGAAGGTTCGAGAAGACATTGCTTAAGACGAGCTGTGACTCCAAACTTATTATCAATAAACCAAATCTGATTGAAGTCAACGATAGTCATTACTTTTTGACCCTTCTCGATGCTATCCAATGGGACCCGTTCACGTCGTGAGTTGTAGGCCTCGGGGATAAAATCACCAGACTTTGTATCAACTAGAATCTTAAGCTTTAGAGTTGAAGGGTATTCCCCCTTGTTGGGGCGAACAAGGGGCTTGTATAGAGCTTCCTTGAGAACGGCAACATTAAACTTCTTACCAAGCCATTCTTGAGCATTTTCAGCAACAGTGTTTACAATGCGTTCATCAAATTCCTTCAACTTTTCCTCAAACTTACTGATTTCGGGGTCGTTGGGATCGAAAGATAGGTCAAGGGAATATGAGGTCTTCTTGGATTGTTCATCTGTAAATGAGCTCAATCCAAATGGCGCACGCATGTAGGGAAGCTGAAGAAGAAGTTGGTTGTTGCTGTTGCTTAGGTAAACAGCCTTGCCACCATTCTTATTCTTGCGAAGCTTTGAGAAATTAACAGCGGGAGCAGAGAAGTCAGTCGAAAGCTGAATTTGGAGTGCCATGTTTGATTGTTTGTTTGTTATTATTACTAAGTTTCGATTCTTTAAGTCAATTTTTTTTTCTTGTAAATATTATAAATGGCTTGTGGAACAAAAAATCATTACAGACCAGCAGGAAGGTCATATTATTGTTCAAATTGCAAAGATCAAAATAAATGCAAATGTGAAAAATCTCAGAAAGACAAAATGATGATTTCGTTGATGTCTGCTTTATTGTTTCTAGTTATCGCTCACCCAGAAACATTTAAAATCGTGAGAAAAATTTTTGGCACGTGGGTGTCAACGCCGACCGGGTGCCCATCAATGAACGGTTTACTTCTTCACGCAGTTGTCTTTTTTGTTATTACTTGGCTATTAATGAATGTTAACAAACGCGAAAAGGATGAAGGTTCTGAAACACCCCCGGAAGATGCAGGGGTAGAAGAAGAAAAAGAAATTATATCCATCCCAGAACCGACAGTTGAACCAGAAGAAACTCCTAATGTCGTTGTGAATATACCGCCACCAGCGGTTCAGCCAGTAAGTTCTATGTCTGGGTTTGACGTTTCCGAAGATCAGGTTTCGGCGCCAATTCTAACTGGTGAAACCATTGACCCAGGCATGATGGGTTCATCAAAGTTTCAAGGTTCATACTCTGAATGTAGCTGTGACAATGGTGGCAAAGTTTTAATTCTTAAGTAATTATATAAACAGTTATGAATGTTAATAGATTAATACCTACATCGCGAAAAAATAAAATAATAATTATTTCTATAAGTTTAATTATTTTAATTGCGATTATTCTTTTGTCAATAGCAGGAGCAAATTATGCTAAGTGTGGAGAATTTAAATTAAAATGCCCAGAAAAAACACCAAATGAAGAACTAGATGAAATGGATGAAGATCTTATTAAAGAAAGTGAAGAAGAAATGGAACAATTGACAGAAGGTAAAATGTGTAATTTTGTAAATATTAAAGATGTCAACCCAAGCCCAGATAAAGACGCAGACGGGAATTTTGACGCAGACGAATCAGTTCCGTGTGAAACCTGCGGTGATTACAAACTCAACGGGGTAAAAATGACACCTTTTATTGATAAAACCGTTGTATACACGTGTGTAGATTCAGACGAAGATGACGACGACTGTTTAAAAAAACAGGAAACTGTATTAGATGATATTGGTATGTGTCGCGCAAGTTTATTAGATTAAAAATCATCATCAAAAGTAATTTCACCCTGACCAGAAAATTTACTATATTCACCAACTCTTTTTTCAAAGAAATTTGTTTTTCCGTCCAAACTAATATTTTCCATGAAATCAAATGGATTTTGTTGATTCCATATACTTTTAAAACCAAACTGTTTCAAAAGTCTACCAGCGACAAATTCTATATATTGAGACATCTTTTGTGAGTCCATACCAATTAATTTACATGGAAGGGCGTCCAAAATAAATTCTTTTTCGATAGAAACTGCATCCTTTATTATTTCATATACCTTGGCTTGTGAAGTCTTATTGCGCATCATATGAAATAATTCAACTGCGAAATCTTGATGCATTGCCTCATCTCTGCTAATTAGTTCGTTACTAAATGATAGTCCTGGCATAAGACCACGTTTTTTAAGCCAAAAAATGGCACAGAAACTACCCGAAAAGAAAATACCTTCTACACACGCAAATGCCACTAACCGGTCACAAAATGGAATATTTTTATTAAAATATTTGAATGCCCATTTCGCCTTTTTTTCTATACAAGGTATGGTTTCAATTGCCTTAAAAATTTTATCCTTTTCTTCAATATCATTGATATATTTATCAATCAATAGGCTATACGTTTCACCGTGAACCATTTCATTATGTTCTTGATATGCATAAAATGACCTCACTTCTGATAATTGAATTTCTTTAGAAAAATTTAAACTTAAATTTTCAAAAACAATCCCATCGGACGCTGCAAAAAATGCTAAAATATATTTAATAAAATGTCTTTCATTTTCATTTAAATTATTCCAATCATTTAAATCATTATTTAAATCGACTTCCTCTGCTGTCCAATTTGACATCTGAGCTTTTTTATAAAGTTCCCATAAATTATGATGTTTAATAGGAAAAATTGTAAACCTATTTGGATTCTCTTCTAACAATGGTTCATAATCTTCTAAATATTCTTCAAGTTTGAAAATATCACCTATCAGTTTACCATTTAAAAAAATTTGGGGATATGTTTTAACAGAAGAACCACATCGATTGATAAGTTCATCCTTAGAAACTTTTTCAATTTCAAAATCTAAATTATTTGCTCGTAGCATCTTCTCAGCTTCTACACACATATTACAACCATCTTTTGACAATATCTTAAACATTATAATATTATTAAAATATAATAAAAATGTCAAGTTTGAGCGAATTTTCAGAAGGAGATATCGTCAAAATTCTAGTAGAAGAAGATGAAATAGAAGAGGAATGCCTTGCAACGGTTAATTCAATTAACGCACCTAAACTTTATGTCAATTACCTGACAGAAAGAAGTAAATTTTACAAAGACGCCGTAATATATACATATGAAGACCATACAAATGAAGTCGAAATTGAATCAATTTCAGAACATTATAAAGATGTAAAAAATCTACATGAAATTGGCTTCGTCGAAATCGAAGAAGGTTGGTATGTTAAGGAAGATGAAATTGACCGTGAATGTTCTGACAGTGATATCGATGATTTGTCTTCGGAAGAAGATAATGATTTTATAGCCGAAGAAGATGTTTCGCAATGGGAATTGCCAGAAGACCACGAAAAGATTGACGGAGATTGGAGAATGTGGAATCCAAGAACCGACGGCGAACGACATTATAAGAATGTCGTTGATAGAATAGAACAATATGCTAAAATTTACAAGGATACCATGGAATTTTAATTCAAAAAAAATGTGCGAAAAATAGTTAAGTTTAATTTATGATAATAGTAACACACCGTTATCAGACAAAGCGGGCAACAATGACAGAAGTTGAATTTGAACTCGAATTTGATTGGAATGCTTTTAAGGAAGCAAAAAAAGAATTTAATGTGCCCGCTACTACTACACCTAAAAAAATGATTTTAAATGATTTTACTTGCGAACATTGCAACGGACCACAGGTTATTGATCAAAACAATTTCAGAGTGTGCACGTCGTGTGGCATTGTTAACAATTCGAATATCAGTGATGAACCAGAATGGATAAACGGAATGAGCGAGGGTGGTTCAAGTGTTGACAAGTCTAGGTGTGGGCCTCCACAGGATCTTGAACTTTTTTCGTCCCAGTGGGGAAATTCGACAATACTGTCTTCTCGTGGAAAGCAAACATATGCTCAAAGAAAGATGGCCCGCATAGCTTTTCATCAGTCTATGAATCATCGTGACCGGGCGCTCTTTCATGCTTATAAATCTTTTGATGCTGCCGCAGAAGAAAAGCTTCGCTTGCCTCCAACTGTGATTAGGTCAGCAAAAATTATGTATAGAAAGTTTAATAGTGAAAAGCTGACTAGGGGGGCTGTAAGAACGGGTATGAAAGCAAATTGTATCATTTATGCGTGCAAAATGGAAAAAATACCCCGGACAACCAAAGAGGTTGCAGAAGCTTTTGGAATTCCGAGTAAGGATGTTAGCCGAACATCTGAGATGTTTAGAAATATAATGTTATCCGAGACTAAAATGTCGGATAATAATTCAACTCAGGCCATTTCCAAGCCAGAAAATGTTGTTTCTAAATTTGTGAATTTATTCAACATAGAAAATTCGAGAAAATTTAGAGTAAATTGTTTGAAATTTTCTAAGATTTTGGAAAATTGTGTTGAGCTCATGGGGAAAACTCCGGTAAGTATCGCGGGTGTTGTTATTTTTAAGGTTTCGGACGGTGATATTTCTAAACACGATATTGTTGAAAAATGTGGAATATCTATGCCAACATTGAATAAAATTGAGAATATTATAAATAAATACTTAGAGGGTTTAGAAGTATAATTATCAGATATGAAAAAACTTTTTTTAAGCACACCTTGTTATGGTGGGATTTGTCTTGAAATTTTTGCTACAAGTATTCTAAAACTTCAGATAGAATGCACGAAAAATCAAATTCAGCTATTTATAGACACAACGGAAAATGAAAGTTTAGTTCATAGGGCTAGAAATGTTTCCGTTGGGCGTTTTATGCAAAAATCTGACGCAGAATATTTCATGTTTATAGACGCGGATATTCATTTTGAAGCGGAATCAGTTATACGCTTGATTAATTCTGACCATGACATTTCAGTTGCCTGTTACCCTAAAAAATGTGTAATGTGGGATCAAGGTGCAAATGCTATTAAATCAGGAGACCATCGCAATCTTCAATTGTTGACATCTTCTTTGGTTGTAAATATAGGTGCAAAAAGAAGAGAAGTGGAAAATGGATTTATTCAGGTTTTGGACGGACCAACTGGATTTATGGTAATCAAAAGAGAAGTCTTTGAAAAGATGAAAGAAAGGTTTCCAGAACTTTATTGTGTAAATGACCATCAAAATAGAGATTTTGATAATTATTACGCATTTTTTGATTGCATGATAGATCCAGTTTCCAAACGTTACCTCTCAGAAGATTATGCATTTTGTAGAAGATGGCAGCAAATGGATGGAAAAATTTACGCAGATGTTGGAACTACATTAGGTCATGTGGGAAATTTGCCTTTTAACGGATCGTTAAAAGAAAGGCTTAAGGCTTAAAGTTTTATAAAACATAGCAATGAAGTTGTCCATACTTATTGTTACTAGAAATTCTTCAATAGCTGTTAGAACTCTGCACAATCTTTTGAATATAAATGGATACGCTTTCACAACAGCAAATAATAGTCTAGAATTAACATATGTGAATGACGACCCATTTGAAAAATCTCAAATAATAAATAAAAAACTAAAAACATCTGATAAAATTTTATTTATAGAGTATGGTGTGTCTATGGATATTAATTCTATAAAAGAGATTTTCAAGCCAATGGAAAATAATGCAGATTGTATTGTTTTTCCGTGTGTAAAACCAGGAGTAAATTGGGAAATGTTCAAGCAAAAGATTGTAAATAATTCAAAAGAACCTTCGAATCAAATGGGTCTCGATTTTGACACGGATGTGTCAAATAAAATTTCAGAAAATTATTATAAAGTAAATAAAACAATTCCAAAATGTTGGATTTTTAATTCAAAAAGTATTTTAAAATATCTCAAAGAAAAGAAAGGAGAAGGTATAAAAATCCCCGCACAGTCTGAAGAATTGTTTAATAAAATTTTATCTAAAACAAATAAAGTGTATGCATATGTTGCAGCCGATATTCATGTTACTTATCAACACGAATGTCTAAGCAACATCCTTAACGCAGCGGGCATTAATAAAGATTAGACGCGTTTTATAAATAAGTCCAATAATGGAACAAACAATTATCAACTTCTTTCACAAGTCTTTGGGAACATTCAAACATGGAAAGTCACCACCCATTTTTCCAGGCCCTCAACCTATTTCTATTGAAAGAAAACATTTTAAGGCCTTGAAAAATGAAAAATATGTAGTATGTGAAAAAACTGACGGTGTCCGACACTCGCTTATTTGCACGATGTTCAACGGAAAAAAAGTATGTGCTTTGCTAAATCGCGCACTTGAAGTAAAGCCAGTTAATTTGAACTTTCCGAATAACGCGTGTAAAGGAACTGTTTTGGACGGGGAACTCGTGGATGGGAAACTATTTATGGTTTATGACGCTATGATGGTTTCCGGAGAAAGTGTTACTGGTGAAAATTTAATTGGACGCTTGGAAAAATCTGGACAATTCATTTCCGGAATTATGAAAACTAAAAAAGATCTTTTAAAAATAAAATTAAAAAACTTTTTTGTCACAGAAGATTTTGAAGATTTTAAAAATAATTATCTCCCAAAACTTTCTTATAAAACAGATGGCCTTGTGTTTACACCTATATATGAACCTATTAAAATAGGAACGCACGAGACAATGTTCAAATGGAAACCAAGGGATATGAATACGATTGATTTTCAATTGAAGGATCGAGAAACGAAATGGGGTCTCTATATTCAAGACCGCGGAGTTCTTATTTTTCAAAGTGAACTTCCAAAAGATGACACAAATGAATGGTTGAAAGAAGATAACATCCTCGAATGCCAATATATGGTTGATGATTCCATTCCGTGGTGGAAACCCGTTGGAATCCGGACAGATAAACATCATCCAAATAATAGAAGAACATTTTATAGAACTTTGGTGAATATCAGAGAAGATATCCAAATTGAAGAATTTATAAAATTATTTATATAATTCAAACATTACAACAACTTGTATTTGGGTTATTAATAGGTTTAAAAACAATAATATGTTAATAATTAAACAAATGTATTTCAATAAACAATTTACTATTTGCAAGCATATTCACCAACTTGCCCTAAAACGCGACCCACACGCATTTCAAAACGATGTGTTATGTTCTTGTAATCATTTATGTAAACTAAAATCAAGTGAAAAATTTAAAGACCATTTTCCAAAAGATTATAAGGAATTCGTAAAAATTGCCAATATTATTTTAAAATAAAATGAATAATTAAAATATAATATAATATATATAATGCAATGTATTTATTTTGTTACGGCTCGAATATGAATAATGACCATTTAAAAAAACATATAAATTATAATCATATAGGAACTGGTAAATTAAATAATTATAAATTAGTTTTTAGCCATTTTGGGTTTTTTGCAAATGTAATAGAAAAAAAAAATAGCATCGTGGAAGGAATAATTATAGAAACAAACGAAGAAAATTTAAAAAAGTTATATCTAAAAGAATTCCTTTATAAAAAAACTAAAGTGACTGTAATAGGAAATAATCACAAACAATATGATTGCATAATTTTTAAATCTTTAGTTAGTATCCCAACAATAGGAGTATTACCTTATTACGCAAACATTATAGAAAATGGTTATAAAGAGAATAATTTAAAAATTCCAGATATGAAAGTTTTAGATTATAAATCATTTAAATTGAAAATAAATATAATTGGCGCTTTATTTGGATTTTATTTATATATATGTTCAAAATTTAAAATAATAGGAGCAATATTATTTCTTGTAGATTCAAGTATGGTTTTAGATCAATCATTTAATAATGAAGAATTTTATGGAAATTTTTCAAATAAATATCCAAAATTATTTTTTTTACTTTATAAAATTATTCCAGCCTTAATAATGGCTCCTTATTTAATAATGCATAGTGGCAAAGGATTAATAAAAACAACATCAATAATCTTTTTATTTTTTGATATTCTATTTTTAATAAAATATTTTTTAGAATCTAAAAATAGATAAAAATTGTCAATATTATTTTAAAATAATATGATATAAAATGAATAATGAACATTTATTTATTGTTTTCAGGATTTTAATATATTATATAAGGTTTTTAATTTTTTATGAAAAAGTTTTAAATTCTATAAATCCTTTATATATATTTTATATAATAGAAAATATAAATATTTCAATACCTTTTTATTTATACACGTGCCATTTAAAATCTAAAAATTATATTCGTTTATAAAATATCATATAAAAATAATCACATAAATTTATATTTTCAATATGTTTTGATTCGGTGTCATCTTTTAGATACCATTTTCCCTTGTGCCTTGTATATGAGATGTAATGGCCTCCATTTAAAGATCCCATATGCGAACACATTCCAAATAGATAATAATTACCAACACTCTTTGATTCTGGATGAATAAACTCATTTAAACTAAAAGTTTCTGGTAAAGTTGTTTTATATTTTCCAGTATACATTTTGATAGAAAATACAAGAATTCTGGGTGTGGTGTTAAACATTGCCCGGGTTGTTGCAATGTGATGTTTTTTATTTTTACTATCTATGAAATCTTCTAACACATTCCAATCTTGATTTTTCTTTAATATATCCAACAGATTCTGATTTTGTTTTTCTGGATATAACATTGTTATATTTGTTTTTTCTATTTTTTTAGATTTTTCACTTTTACATACAGTTTCTTGAATTAAATCAAAATAAAATATGTTTTCAATAATATCTTTTATTTCAATTTCAAACATGTCCAATAATAAAATAAAAGTTTCTTGGCAATCATGTTGGTCCGAATTGTTAAATTGTGGATATTTTTCGACAAAAAGTTTTATTATATTTGAATGGTCTTCAATATTTCTTTGTTTGTCTAGCCAAAAATTTTTCACAAAAGAATGATATTCTTTTAAAAATGATGATTTAAAAATGTTTTTCGACATTACATAATTAGATAGTTGTGGAACTTGTAGAATACATTGCAATATGCTATTGAAGTAACATGTGTTCCCAAAATTATCCAATCCTTTCATTGTAAACTCTTAATTAAAAACAAAACGCATTATATCATTAAGTATAAATCAATCATGGATAACCTATTTCAAAATATCAACCGTTTATTTAACAAATCAAAACTCTTGCCCAATCTGGAGGTTGAGCTTCGTTTGGGGAAGAAGAATAGAAATATGTTTGATACTAATGTGGGTCGTGATAAATTTTCAAAAATCAAGGAAGCGTTAGATAATTATACTTCGTGGGAAGAAGTTAAACATTCAAACACTTCAAGTTATTATGTAAAAGACTTGCGGTATGAATTAAATGAAGATACAGATGAAACAAAAACAATAAAAAAGAAAAAAGTATCGAAATATGATTGTGTTTTAAAAAATGAACCACTCGACGTGCGATTCTCCATGAGTCAAGAAATTCCACAACCTGAATTAGATGTTGAAAATGTAACAGTTGAGTATATGAGACAAAAGGAAAGAACATCCTACATTAGGAAAAATCTTTCAATTGACCTTACAATAGTATCAGGAACTCCAGACGACTCAGATGATGAATCTGATACTTCATATGAAGTTGAATTTGAAATTGTTAATCCGACACTTGTTCAAAGTGAAAACAATCTTTACAATATAATTTATAAAATCCAATGTATTTTAAAAACTTTATAAATTATAAAAATGAATAAGTTTTACATTATATTGATAATCGTATTATTTTTATTATTTCACGATAATTTCAGAAAGATAAGAAATGACAATGTTATTTATATAGGAAACTATAAAACGAAAAACTTTCAAAAAGATTCAAAATCTTTTTTTAAAGATGTTGAAGATAAAAAAATATATTCAGAAGAAACATTGGAAGAATTAGCCAGAACAGAAGACCAATTTTTAGCTCTTGAAAGCGAAACCGTATGTGGCGGAATATCAAGATATAGAGAAGCTATGGTTCTTGACCAACAGATTAAAGACAGGTTCATGGGTTTAGAATTTAAACATCATCATATTCATTTAAAACAGATGTCAGAACCAAATAAACTTATAAATAAAGACTTACATTGCACGTAACTTTTTAGCAAAATTCATCAAATTCGAAAAATTCTCATCGTTTGAATTCGGTGAAGGGCTTTTTCTTTTTGGCGGCGGCGAAGGGCTCTTTTTCATTTTAGATGGTCCCGGTGAAGGGCTTTTTCTTTTTGCAGGTTTTAACACTGTCTTTCCTTTTCTAATATTTTTCAACAGGTTAATTGGTAATTTCTTTATCGGACTTTTTCTTTTCGAAGGTTTTAGTTTTTGACATATTTCTTCTTTTGACATTGAATTGTCTACACTTACGCCCAAAGTTTTAGCTATTTTAACAAGAGTTGACCGCTTATACGTTGAACATACTCGCTTACCAATCATAACTTTTCCATTTTGAATGCGTGGTATAGGGTCACTTGCATTTATATTTACAGCTAATTTTGATAACAAACCACACAAAATTGGTTTTGTTAATTTTTTAGGCAGTTGCAGACCCTTTCTTTTTGCAATGTCAACCAATGCAACCTTTGAAAAGCGTGAGCATTGTCTGGAACCTATTTTTAGACCAACTTGAGAACCGTTTCTTCCAATACTTTTATTAAAATATATTTCATAATTTACATTATTTCTTCCTACGTTTTCTTGTTTGGTGTTTGTATTTTGTCCAAAACCAAACGTTCTGCGAACATTTTCGGGCACTTTCACATTTGCTCTAGTGTATCTATTTTCAACTTTATTCTGAATGTAAGTTGTGGATTTTGGAATCTTGTAACAACAAGGCTGCCCTTGAGGGTTTGGTCTAACATAGTGTTTTGGCTTTGGGCACGAACCCTGAAACCCGTAAGGATTTGGTCGTCTATTTACTGGACACGATGTTCCCCGGCGAGTTACGTCCGGAGCCGGTTGCATATTAAGTCTCCTTACAAGTTTTGTTTTCTTTGGTGAAACAGTTGTGCTTCTGTTTCTTTGTGGTTTTATAATTAGCCCGCTTTCTTTGAGTGCATCTAGAAAATCATTTGTAATACCAACTACTCGCTGAATATTTGCAGCTCCTTCTATGATAATTCCACCCTGTGGACTGATAACAAGTGTGAATTTTTCATCGTCTTTCTTAAAAGATACATACAAAAAAGGAGAATTCTTTTTTTGTTTCGTAATAAACTTATTTCTTTCTGGTTCAAATGTCGCGGAAATATTATAGCCTTTAAAAGAAGCAATTCCATTACCAGAATTAAAAATAGTATACAGTTCTAAAATTCTTATTTTAGAATTAATTTTAATTTCAGCTGTTGTATTGTTTATTGAAACTGGTAAATTATTAGACATTTTAAAGTAATGTTTTGATATATAATCAAGAAGCACTCTGGGTTCGGCTAAAGACCCCGCGAGGTAACCACCAGAAAAACGAACTCTACCAGACTCGTAAATATTAAAACTGGCTCCTTTAGTTTCATTTCCTTTTGATATTTTCAAAATAAATTGAACATTTGTATTGTTTTTTTTATTTGAATTAAAATTTTTAGCTCCGTATTCTTGAGTAAACTCGAAAGATTTTTTAAATTTTCCATACCGCATGTCAAATTTTACAGGTTTGATTGTAAATCCACGAATAGTATCTTCAACAAAACCCTTTTGAATCACATCTCTTTTTACAGAATTTAAATCTGCCACCGAACCCGTGTCTGAAACTGCATTATACATTCCCAGATAAAGAGATTCAGTTTTTTTCAGGTCAAAATTAGAAACACGGAAATGTTTTTTAATATATTCTTCCGCGATTTCTCTGGCTTTTGATCTACTAATATCCAATTGTCCGGAAATTTCATCTAAAAATACTACAGGCGGTAGATTCAGTTTCTTTTTTGACGCAACCGCATAAGATCTCAATAAAGTTAAAAGAACCTTTTGTTCATCCTTATTTTCCTCATATTTGTTAAGAAAATTCAATTCACTCATTTATTATATATTATAATTTATTATTTTTTTTCAATGGTCGTCTGAATATTCAATTGTTTCTTCAACCACATCGACACCGTAAATCATCGGCTGTGCCATATATACACGGCCCTTATATGTTTTGGCTTCAGTTATTACTTCGATATCGCGCGAGCTAAATGGTCCAAGGTAAAAATCAGGATGAAACTTAAACCGTCCAAGATTGTTTTCTTGGCAATGTTGATTGAATATCTGAACAAATATCTTTTGGGGGCAAAATAAATCCTTTCCAAACTTAACTTTTTCGCACGCCAGAAAGTTCTGCAGACTATTTGTCACCATAGCAACTTGTGTTTGAATAGTCTTAAAATATTTCGGAACGACATTCCATATATCCTTTTCGGAATACATCCGAGAATACTCTAGATATCCTTTTATGCATTTCAGCATGATTGCCGGAAGCTCCTTATTCAATTTCTCATCGAGCATAGGGTCCGCGTCCATTACCTTTTTACTAAAATTAAATGGCAATATGCGTCTCAAAACACTTCCAGAATTATCTTTCCAATTCGGGATTTCATTTCCAGCCAAAATCCCAGGAGTTTTCCATTCAATTGATTTGGCCTTTTCATATTTTCTAGCAAGAGATACATCTTCTCCAGAAACCAGCGACTGGAATTCAGCCTGCTCTAGACACATGTCGCCTTTCACCTCCGGAGCGATAAACATAAACCCGTCATAAATGCTTGAGAGGCCAAATTTTCTTTCTATATTATTAGATAAGGTTCTCACATCTTCAGAATCGTAAAACTTTTTGAACACTTTTGTAATTATAGTTGACTTGCCAGACATAGCAACACCCTTCAGGAACGGAATAACTTGCCACCCGTCCATTTCTCCGACATCAAAGCAAAGCCTCCCTCCCATTACATACATCCATTTGCATACGTCGGGTTCAAATTTTTGGTAATCTAAAATACTTTGAAAGTGCGGTGTCGAGATATCATACCAATCAGGAATATCCATTAATTCCTTATTGAATGGCAAATCAATAAATTTAGAACTCACGACACATGGATCTATGCAATTAAATTCAGTAGTATCATAAGGAAAGAATTTGCAAAAGTAGTCCCCAGACTTAGAATTTATCAGTTTTCCAGCAAAAATTCCATTACTAAATGACCAGTAATTCCGATTCTTTTTGATTTCAGAAAACTGCATATCCTTACAGTTTGAAAGGTGTTCAGTCGCAGACCGAGCATTTCTAGGATTTTGTGTCAAATCTTTCCACATATCTCCATTCGTCTCTTTTTGAGCGATTTCATATACAAACTCGTTGATTGGCATAACAGCTTTCCATGCACGTGTGTAGTGACCGTCAATCGTTCTGATTTGAGAACAACATTGACCTTTGTATCGCCTATAGTTCATCTCGTATGTATTCTTCAAAAGCGCCAAAAGAAGATTCTGGTATGGTGTAATATTTTCCGTATCCAGTGTAACATGCCTAAAACGGGTGTGGTCGGATTCGGGGTTTATGGGAACATATGTAGGGTGATTAATCCTTTCAAATTGTCTTGCATACCTGAAAACAGATTCATATGCATCGTCAGCCATATCAATTAGACGATTGACACGATTAGAAACTTTGAATTCATTCCCATTAATATCATCAGTTTCATTGTCAAATATATTTAGACTTTTTGCCCGATGGTAAAGTTCGCCAAGCATTCTTTGAGTTCTCCTATGTTTTTCTGAAACATGTTCAATGTCAAGTTCTATAGGAAGACCACTTCCGTCAAGTTGTTCACTGTTATAATAACGTTTAAATCCGTTTGTAAGTGGAACCATCCTATCCCCTTGACAATTTAAACACCACTGCTCCTCAAATTGTGTAATACAAGTCAGAATTTGCTCTTCATCGTAACTCTGAATTTTGTTACTAATTAATTCAAGCCGGGTTTCTTGTGCGTTTGTTTCGTTGTTGGTAAAATAAGATTGATCCATTGTTATTTTCTGATCTTAATTCTTACTAATTTATAAATTTATTTTTTTAAGATCACTTTTTTGCAAGTTGAGTTGCTAATTTAATTAAGATCTTATTTTGAGTCTCCATAACTTTTGTCAGGTTTTGAACATTGTCACTAATTGTCATTAGAGCAGTTGCAACATTATCACCGTCCTCGGTTGTGAGATAACTTGCCAATGTTTCATCCATTGCATCCATGTCGAAATCCATTTCGTCATCTTCTTCATCACCTTCATCCAAATCATCTTCGTCTTCGTAAACTTCTTCTTCAAAATCTTCCTCATCTTCAGGACGTGGCTCTTCGAATGCTACTTTTGCTTGTCTAGAATTCATTTAATGTATGCCTGCTATTATTTATACCTCAATTTGTCGCAAATGTCCAGCAGGGGCTAAAAAATATGATTTTTTCCTGCGTGCTGAATATCCGAAAAAAAAAATGTTGGCCTATAGTATAAATAAAGAACAATGGCTGGTGGTCTAATGCAACTCGTAGCTTACGGCGCTCAGGACGTTTACCTTACCGGTGCCCCCAAAGTAACTTTCTTTCAGGCGGTTTACAAGAAACACACCAACTTCGCGATGGAGAACATTGAGCAGACTGTGAACGGCACTGCCTCCGACAGCGGCCGCCTATCCGTCACCATTGCCCGCAATGGTGACCTTGTCGGTGAAATGTATCTTGAACTTGATGTCAAGATCGGTCTTAGAACCGAGACAGACAACATCACTGCCGACACCTGCTGGGTTGCCGAGCGTGCGGTTGCCGACATTGAGCTAACCATCGGTGGTCAGCGCATTGACAAACACTACCAGCGCTGGTGGAGACTTTACTCCGAGCTATACCTCGACGATGCCAAGAAGGCTGAGTGGGGCAAAATGACCACAACTTCAGTGACCTCCGGCACCAAAGGCAAAGTGTTCCTGCCCCTTATCTTCTTCTTCAACCGCAACCCTGGTCTATTCCTGCCCCTTATCGCTCTTCAATACCACGAAGTGCGCCTCGACATTGACCTTGGTGACAAATACTCCAGCTACTTCGAAACCTCTGCCCCCAAAGTGTGGGCCAACTATATCTACCTTGACACCGAAGAGCGCCGCCGATTCGCTCAGAAAGGTCACGAATACCTCATTGAGCAGGTGCAGCACACTGGCACTGACAGCGTTGACGTCGGTTCCACTAAACAGGTCCGCCTATCCTACAACCACCCCGTTAAGGAGCTTGTGTGGTGCTACTCCAACGCCGCTACCGTTGGCCTTACCAACTCCCTGTGGAACTTCACTGGCCCAGACCCGAGAAATTTGGTCGTGACTGCTAATCCGGAACTAGAAAACGGCGCCACTTCTAATGCCACCGCGCAGTTTATGCCTCACCATGTTGGATGCCCACACCTTGCGGTTGGTGGCCCCAGTGGCGCCAACTCGTGGCGTGAGGAGGGCGATGCGGCTGCGGCTGCGACACCACAGGTTGGTCCGCTCAGCACCTTCAAACTGGTCCTCAACGGCCAGGACCGCTTCAAGGAGCAATCCGGTAAATACTTTAACCAGGTGCAACCATACAACTGCCACAGCGGCAACCCTTACCCGGGCGTCTACTGCTACTCTTTCGGCCTCAAGCCAGAGGAGCACCAGCCAACCGGCACCTGCAACTTTTCCCGCATCGACAATGCGCAAGTCGCGGTCACCACCAAAGCGGCTTCGGGCTGCGGTGTCCAGCACATGTTCGCCGTCAATTACAACGTGCTCCGCATCCAGTCTGGTATGGGTGGCCTAGCCTTCAGCAATTAAATTTATTTTTAGGACGGATAAAATAAAACTTTTAAAAAAAATATAAAATAAAAACTATTTTAATAAAAAGACATTTTTTCTATTAAAATACTAATAATGAGCTTACAGATAAACAAAAACCGTCCGATTAATTCCTTAGCAGAAGCCAGAAGACTGCGCGATTCGCTGAGACAGCAGATAAAGACACCTGGTTACGAGGACCAGAAAAGACAGAAGATTAAATTAAATATGGATATTTTTTACGCTCTTCATTATTTCTCAATAAATGAATGAATAATATAAATGTAATAGTAACAAATAAACTCTGTTCAATTTGTTGTGTTACTCCTAAACTTATAAGAAATAAAGTAAGAAATTTAACTGAACTCTTTTTTAAGAATTCATCTAATTTTTTTGGTTTATCAACTAATCCGTCCAGATTTTGTCCAAATACAGCTTCATACATAGCAAAAAAGCCTAAAAATTTAAAGCCGGCTGATAATTTCTTCTCTTGAGTTTTAAATAAATCAAATTTCATCTGTTTTGTAAATATTAAACCAGTAAACGATGATATAATCAAAAGTATCAATGTAGAGTTATCGTGGATATTCATTATTATTAATTAAACAATAAATTATTATTAACAATAATGAATACTGACATTGTTGGATATTCTGGAACTATTATTCTTTCTTTTACACTTGTTCCTCAAGTTTATAAAACATTTTCAGATAAAAAAGCAGAAGGACTTTCATATATATATCTGAGCCTGCAAACGATTGCAAATTTAATTTTTATTTATTACGGATATTTGATAAAAAGTTTGCCAATTATAATTTGCAATTCGGTTGTTTTAATTTGTTCTTCATCTTTATTATTTGCTAAACATAAATACAAAGACTATGAACCCATCGGAGTATGATCTTACTATTCACACAGATGGAAGCTGTTTAGGAAACCCCGGTCCCGGTGGTTGGGCTGCGCACTGTGGCCTATTCACTATCTATGACGGGTATGGTCCAAAAACTACAAACAATATAATGGAGTTAACAGCTGTTATAAAAGCAATTGAAAAGCTCAAAGAAATAAATTATAATATCAATGCATATATTTGCATATTTACAGATAGTAATTATGTAAAAAACGGAATATCATCGTGGGTTAAAAATTGGGTTAAAAATAATTGGAAAACAAGCACGGGCCAACCAGTGAAAAACAAAGAGCTATGGGAAAAACTATATAATTTATCAAAAGAGTTTTCAAACATTGAATGGAATTGGGTGAAAGCTCACAACGGAGACCCAAACAACGAGAAAGTAGATAGTTTAGCTAGGTATTGTGCAGAATGCATTAAAGATAATAATGAAATTAAAAAGGAAAGCGAAATGGTCACAACACCCCAAGAAGTTGAAGCCATTTCTAGTAGAATAAAAGATGAACAACTCGATACAATTAACAAGAAGTTATGTGAATTACAAGAACTTTTAAAAATATATAATTCAAAGGCTTAAAAGAAAGAAACTTATTATAAATAAGCAATTAACATGGCTAATACTAAAACTCAACCAACTAAAAAAGATAAACTTACAGATTCAGAAAAGAAAAAACTAAAACAACAGAATAAAGCAAAAGCAAATCCTAAAAAATCACAAGAAAAACAGGAGAAGAATCAAGGTCGCCGGGATAAACGCGAAGCTGAAGAAAAACGAGAAAAAGATTTTGCAGAAGAACGTAAACTTCTAAAAGAAAAGGAACAAGCTGAAGCTAAAAAGAAAAAGGAAAAAGAACAAGCCGAAGCTAAAAAGAAAAAAGAAAAAGAACAAGTTATTGTATTGACAGAAGACACAGAAGAAGAAAAAATGGCTTAAAGAATCGACACATTATAATATCAGTAATGAACAAAACAAGTAAAGAGGTTTTGTAGCTCAGTTGGTTAGAGCGCGGTGCTTATAGGTCCAATTCATTGTGTGAATTGTCTTAGAAGACTTATACAAGTTACACCGAGGTCTTGGGTTCGAGCCCCAACTTAACCAAAAAAATGAATTTCTTAGAATATATCGTGTCATGGTTTCCGGACGACGATGATCTAAGAGAATTAATGGAAAATATTATTTGGCCAGTAAACTAAGGTTTTTTCTGAAGTTTATGTCATTGCTAACAATAGCGCCTAAAATAACACCGGTTATCAAATATATATTTTTATAAGTAATGTTTATGTTTATATTTTTTATAACACCACTGCACTTCAAACTCGCTAAATAACTAAACAACAATAATCCTATTACAGGTATATAACTGGTTTCATTTACTCTTGGACTCATTCTCCAGTTATTTGTCATAATAACAAGTAATGCATTTAACACACCAAACAGCAATATCCCATTGTTGCTCTTGAACACTGTGTATGCAATAAAGAATTGAATTATTATTTCCATAAAAATTGTCGGATATACTTTAACATCTCTATGTGTATACTTGTCGACAACTACACTACCTTTCTTATATGTTATACCTAATTCATCTTTATTTTTTACTTCTTTTCCTGTGCAGCATCCAGCAAAATAACAGCCTATTCTGCCAATTGCAAATGCGATAGAGAATGCAAATAATATTATTTTAATATCATAACAATCATTCACAAATAATAAGATTAGAATAGGGAGAATTGACATATAAGCCGCTAGAGAGTATACAGAATCGCATGTATTACATATTTTAGTCTGTATAAATATCGATAATACAATACTCAATGCAATTTGGAAAGTTATCTTTTTTGTAATACACAAAAAAGAAGTCGTTGCCAGAGCGACGAAAAATCCATAAGGTGTAAATTTCATTTATATATATATATATTATTAATTTTTTTTTTTAAAGTGCGTAAAAACACTTAATTTTTTTACACAGTATATAGTAAAAATGAGGTAGGATGCCCGAGTTGGTCTAAGGGGATGCACTTAAGATGCATTGTGCTCATACACGCGCGGGTTCGAACCCCGCTCCTACTACTTTGCTTCCATAGTGTAGTGGTTAGCACTCCAGACTCTGAATCTGGCGACACGAGTTCAAATCTCGTTGGAAGCACTTGTTCGTCCTCATAGCTCAGTTGGATAGAGTAGCAGACTTCTAATCTGTTGGTCGCGGGTTCAAGTCCCGCTGTGGACATTCCAATCACTTTCGTGTGATTGACCTTTCGGCTCCTATAACTCAGTTGGTAGAGTGACAGGCTGTTAACCTGTAAGTCAGAGGTTCGAACCCTCTTGGGAGCGTTTATTTTTATAATATAAAATTTTATTAATTTTATTAATTTTATATTATAACATGTTTAGTAAGTCAATATTATTAAAAATACTATTAATTTTAATTACATTTTCATATATTTTAGAAAAAAAATATTACGACAAAAAATTATTGAAACCGAGAAATCTTTATATAGAACTCATTTCACTTATACACCACACACTTGTAATTTTTTCTACGGGTATGTTTTTTTTATATCCTTCAATAGGTTTAACTTCAGAAATACTATTCAAACTACATTGGGTATTTAATAACGATAAATGTATATTATCACAAATATATAATGGTTATTATTTTAATGACACAAATAAGGGGTTTAACAATTTAATTACTTTTATTACATTTAAAAAATATGTATTGGCAGCAGTTGTTGCTATTACATTTGGATTTTTTAAAACCGAAAACAAACATGTATATACTTATTTGTTATTAATATATATATTAATACTACTTGTATTGAAAATAAAATATCCAAATAATGATAAGAATGAAAATAATAACTTACGCAACACATTCACACGGGATGTTTGATGATCTTGTAAATAATAAGTTTGGAATTAAAATTGAAGTTTTGGGTTGGGGTGAAAAATGGAATGGATTTAATGATAAAATAAAAAAAACACACGAATATATTAATAATTTATCAGATGATGATATTATAATCGTTGTTGATGGTTTTGATTCGAAAATTATAAAATCTTTGGATGAAATTGAAAAAAGATTTTTAGAAATGAAATGTCAAGTTTTATTTTCAGAAGATAAAAATTCATTTTTACAAAAAACTAGATTTTCATCTTGTAGCAACAATAATACATTAAATGCAGGCCTTTATATGGGATATGTTAAACAATTAAAACAAATTTTGAATGACGCAAACAATATGAATTGTAAAGATGATCAAAGAAATCTTAATATGTTATGTAAAAAATATCCATTTATTAAAATTGACGTAGATGAAATTGTTTTTTCAAATAAAAATAATAATAATGCTTGTATATTAGGATTTCCAGGGACACCAAGCATTAATAGATTTATAAGAGGTTTAAAAGAATATGCACAATTTTTTATTATTAATTTAATAATTTTATTTTTAGTTGTCATTGTCATGTTTCCTAATAAATATGTCATTAGTTTATTTATAATATTAATGACGTTATATATATATAAAGCAGACGATTCATGTTTAACCCAAATTAAATAAATAGAATATTGCGAATAACAATATCAAAAAGATAATTAAATTTTGGGTTGATAAATTTATTTTATTCGAAATCATTTGCCCTAAAACAAAACATATAGTATCACCTATTGAATTTATAATAGAATTATTACCCCAAGCATCAAGTGATGCGTCTTTCACTTTAGAACCCTTATAAATATCGTGTGAATTGCCAACCCTGCATATATATCTGGTTTTATTCTATACATTACTATACCAACCATGAAATGAACAAAACTCCACGGTGTGATAATTTTATTTGATGCAGTAGTATCATTCAACCCTATAAACATTATATTATATATAAAACTTTTTAATTATCCCTTTTAAATATTTTTCTTTTTTGGCTCTTTGAATTTGTTTTGGAGTTAGTTCTGAAAAAGTTTTCGGAGTTTTTGAAGTTATTCGCTTCGTTGGGCGATACACAGATGATTTAGACGTATAACCATATTTTCCTGTGTCAGATTTCCAATTTTCTTTGAACCATCTTGAAAGCCCTGTAAGTTTTGGTTTGGTTCCTTTATAAGGTTCGCCAGGACCTTTAAAAGCCTTTTTATATTCTTTCACTAAAATTCCACTTCTATAAGCAGATTGTTTTGGATATTTCGCATATACTTTCTTTTTGATTTTTTCGTATAATTTTAAATCTGTTGGCACGGGTGTCATTTATTATATGATGGATTTTTAAAATCCTTGCGGAGTCTTCCATTTTGAAAGATTTAATTTATCTCTATAATCATTGTAATTATATTTTTTTTTATTAGAAGTTTTCGGAGGTAATTTGTTAGGCTTGGGGCGGAGCGCTGGTTTGATTTTTATATTACTATGTTTTATAGATATAGGAGAATAAAACATATGTTAAATAAAAGTATTATTTCTTTATATCAAATTTACTTAAAAAATTAAATAATGAATATTTTGGATATAAATAAAAGAATGTTGAAATAATCAAAGCAATAGAAGAAATACTATAACTTAATTCTGGTATTAGAAAAAGATTGTTATTTTCGTCATTGCCATCTAAACCACCGACCCAATTTGTAATCAAAGTTAATATACAATGACCGTCAAATATATACCAATGAAACATTAATAAGGAATAATAAATAATACAAACAATTTGAAAACTAGAAGGCAAAAAAAACAATAATGGATGAACACACGCTAACAATAAGTGCAATATATTTAAAATTAAAACAATATATCTATATCTAGAATGTATAGGAAAAAAAAATTTTTTTTTTTCTTTAAATTTTCTTTTAATAAATTCTTCTAAAATATCCAATTCTTTTGACATATTGAAATATTTGTGATATTTTTTTTTCTTGAATATATCACAGATATGGAAGAATATTTAACTCACATGAATTTAGAAAGAGATTATGAAGAGATGTTGAAACATCTTTTAAATAAAGAAAAAATTACTCTGATTGAAAACTATTTTACAGGTCTAAACATAAAAGTTTTATTAAGTTCATTTTTAATAAAAAATTTTTATGATTATTTTTTATTAACTGAACAAGATAATCTTGTGAAAAATTCAAAAAAGATTTGTGAATACATTATGAATAAAGATTTAAAAAATACACAATTAAATTATAAAGATTTTTATGATTCATTTGTTAATTGGAGAGACTTTGACATCAGATGCATGAAAGCTGAAATTCAAAATGCAAAAAGTAACCTTGAAAATATATTAACTGAAAATGATCCCGAAGATGACGCAGAAGAACAATGGAATGAAGGGGTAAAAATTAACATGAAAATAATGGATAATACAGTTAAAATGTTGGATATTTATGGCAAAACGCCCCCAAAAAAATAAATATTATAATATTATTAATGATAAAATGTTTAATACATATGTAATTAATTTAGATTCACAACCTGGTAGATGGAATGCACAGAGTAAAGAGTTAATTAAGGTTGGCATAAACCCAATACGAATTAAAGGTGTCTTAAATGAAGACAATTCAACTAATAAATACCATTCATTCATTGGGAGAAAAAGTTCTTTATATAAGGGGTCCACCTCAAGTCATATTAAAGCATGTGAAAATTTTATACAAAACGACGCAAATGATTTTGCTTTAATATTAGAAGATGATGCCTATCCATCTTTTAATAATGTTAAAATTTTAGAAGAATATTTAAAAACTTGTTACCCTTATGATTTTGACATGTTATTAGTTCATTGTGATGGATGGTGTCCAACAAAAGATAAACAAAAATCATATTTTTCTTCTGGGTCCGTAGCAGCATATTTTATAACTAAAGAAGGAGCTAAAAAACTAGTAAATCATAAATTCTCAACAATAATTGATTTTGAAACTAATCTAATTACTAATTTTAAAAAAATAGTATCTGGTAAAAATTTTTTTTGGACCGACGAAGAATATATAATGTCAAATGATATTTCTAATAATCGAGTATATAATAATCAGAAAAATGACAATAGAGTCGATAAGATTATGACAAAATTAACATGTAATAGAGGTGAAAAAACGTGGAGACATATAAAAAATTTTAAAACTTTTAAAATTCCAATTATAAATTATAATTTAAAAATTAACCAATTGATTATTATTTTGTTAATTATTTTATTTTTTATTATTAAAAAGTTTAGATCTAAAATTTTTTAATTTCGTTGGACTTTTTTTCCAAAATTCTTTTTTATCTTCTTGATAAAGTTTCCATTGTTCATACAGCTCTTGAGGTTTTGTGTCTTCATCTATTGAATCCAAATAATCAAATTCACATGCTCTAAACTCTTCGTCATTTCTTTCTGCCATAAGCCTGTTTATATCATATTTGTTGCCATCATTTTCAACCCAAAGATGCCAACAAATTTCAGGTTTTTCTTTGTCGGTTGTTACAATTTTCAAATATCCTTCTTTGATTTCAGATTTACAATCTTTGTCGTGGTGATGAAACAATTCATTCATTAGAATAGGACCATAAATTCCAGATGTTTGAACTTTATTAACCCTAAATTTTAGAACGAGGCGGTTTTGGATGTTCTTCAGTTCTTGATCCATTATTATCTACATATTCATCGTTTAATTTTTTTAATAGATTTTTAATTTCTAATGATGTAAATTTAATATCATAAGCATGTTCTATTGAACGGACAGTTAAGTAATTTATTTCCTTAATTAGTTCCTTCCTCATCTTTATTTTCTAAAGTATTCTCTTTTTTAAATACTTCTTGGCTATGAATCATATATAATTTAGATTTTAACCGTTTGTCAAAATAAAAAATTTTAGCCTCGCACATATTTATTTTTTCACGGATTCTAACAATTTCTTCCATTTTATTCTTATAATTCAAAAATTTCAATAAAGATGTAATAACACTTACTAAAGTTCCTAAAATTAAAATAAATATATTTGTAGTCACGACTGGGTCGAAACACAGTGACACACCTTCAACAAGAGGTATACAAGAAGATACAACAATTACAATTATAGAACATGAATTATATCTTCTTTTATAATGAGAATAATAATATGCTAATTCGTCTTTATATTCCATAATACTCTTTTGCATTTCTTCTGCTTTTTTACAAATGTAAACATAAAACATATCATTTTCCCACGGGTATTTTACAGTTATATATGATGACAATTCGTGTTGATTTATTTTTTGTTTTAAATATTTTTTTTTCAAATTAATACTAAAAATAATTTTATTTGCCATAACAACTTCATTAAATAAATTAACATGTTCTAAAAACTTTTTTTGAATTGCCATTTCATTATTGTCCATTTTTTTTTCCTATAATTATTAAAATTAAAAAACATAAAAACAATACAAAAATTAATATATTTGTATACCTTTCTCTCTTTGTATATTTTTCAACCGCCTTTTCATATGGAAAATGGGGTTTACCTAAACGAGCATTTACTCTATTATGTAAATCAATCAACCATCTTGAAAGTTCTTCTTTAGAATTTACAAAATTTTCAACTGGATATAATTCCAATTCACTTTGATAATGATCTCTGCATTTTTCACAAGGTAGAACATGAACAATCCCCCTAAAATAATTGATTATATTATATTTATCCTGTTGGTCTGGATTTATAGGATATTCAAATGTTACTGTATGCATCTCAGTCCATAAAGGAGGCCCCCATTGTTCAGGATCCATTTTTATTATATTATAAATATAATATAATATATTAAATGGGTGATAATGTATCCAATAGCAGAGGCTTACAAGTTTCTAAAAAAGGAATATATAATGAAGTTCAATTCAGTGATTTAGGTGGTGAAAATCTAGATAGTCACTCAAATGTATATATTAATGATACTGGGTGTATACACGCAACTTGCTTTATAGGAGACGGCGGGACGTTAAGCAATGTGAGCTCTGAGCCAGGGGGAAGTAATGTTATCAGTGGAACTATAGGAAAACTTTCATATTACTCGAGTGAATTACAAGTCAGTTCTGCAGAAGGACTAACATACGACGCATCAACAGAATCAATTACTATCGACGGAAATCTAACAGTGGTTGGAAATGTTTATTCTTCAAATAATATTGTAACGAAAGATACATTTATTGAAATTGCCGAAGAGGCTCCAGATGGAACTGATATGGGCATCATCATGCAAAGACCTTCTGGAAATGTCGCAATAGGATATCAAGGCTCTGAAAATAATTTAGTTATTTCATATACCGACAGCTCAGCTCATGGAACTACGTTAGTCCCCGATAATTCAAAAAATATACCGGTCGAAATCTATGGAAATGTTCATATAAATACATTAGAACCTTTTAACTCTTTAACGACAACCGGTTATGTTGGAATAGGGATCAATACACCTAACGCAAATTTACACGTTAATGGAAATGTTTATGCACTAAATTATGAAGGAGACGGCGGAACGCTTTCAAACGTCGTTGACAATGAAGACCTTGCAAACGTAACAGCTCGAGGAGCAACAACTGGCGAGGAAATAGCGTTTACAAACCCAGAAACCTCTTTGAGAGCTTCTGGCAATGTTGTAGTCACTGGAAACGTTACCGCTTCCACCTTTTTAGGGGATGGTGGAGCACTTTCAAACGTCGTTGACAATGAAGATCTTGCAAACGTAACAGCTCGAGGAGCAACAACTGGCGAGGAAATAGCGTTTACAAACCCCACAACCTCTTTAAGAGCTTCTGGCAATGTTGTAGTCACTGGAAACGTTACCGCTTCCACCTTTTTAGGGGATGGCGGGACGCTTTCAAACGTTGTTGACAATGAAGATCTTGCAAACGTAACAGCTCGTGGAGCAATC